GAGATCGCTCGTGGCGTTGGCCTGGAAACTGAAGGCGAACGGGCCAGCTCCGCCCGCTAATGTTTCCGTACAGCAATACGGTCGCCGATAACGCCAGCAATGTTATCGCCTTTGATAGCAGCGGAACGGCGCTCACGGCCACCCAGGAATTGGGAGAGTTCCAAGGCAACTGGGCAGCCTCTACCGCCTATGTGCTGCGTGACATCGTCAAGGATACGGACAACAACAACATATATATCTGCGTCACCGCACACACCTCATCGGGATCGGTGCCGCTATCGTCAAACACTGACAGCGCGAAGTGGTCTCTCATCGTAAATGCCGCCAGTGCGACCACCAGTCAAACGGCGGCGGCGTCCTCCGCTACGGCGGCGGCGTCATCAGCCACGGCGGCGGCGTCATCAGCTACAGGTGCCGCTTCCTCCGCTACAGGTGCCGCTACCTCGGCCAGTAGCGCGGAAGCGTCAACCGGCGCAGCCACATTCAAATACACGTTCGACAATTCCACTTCGATAGCGGACCCCGGCAGCAATGGCGAGTGGCGCTGGAATAATGGGACGGCCGGAAGTGTCACCAGCATGGCGATCCGCGCAGCCACAGCGGACACGGGTAACCCAGATATCTCTCCATTCATCGTTACCTGGGATGACAGCACCAGCACCGTGAACGGCCATGTGCTTTTCAGAAAATCTGGCACGCCAGCCACCTTTGCGATATTTGCGATTGGCGCAATCACCGACAATACGGCATGGCTACAGGTGGCCTTGACCCATGTTGCAAGCAATGGGACTTGGTCAAACGCCGACACTGGATACATTTCGTTCATTGGTCGAAACGGTGACAAGGGAGATACCGGCTCAACCGGCGCAAAGGGTGATGCCCCTGGCCTGTTGATGGCCTGGGAGACGGCCACAGGAGATTCTGACCAGGGTGTCGGGAAAACGTGGGGAAATAACGGCACCGTGTCCAGTATTTCGGTGCTGTATATGGATGATGTCGAGGCGGGCGGGGCTTCAATTAACAGTTTCGTTGACACCTGGGATGATTCGACTAACAGCAATCCCAAGGGCCATATCTATATCGTCAAGAACTCCGCGCCTGAGAATTTCCACCTATTCGCTGTGACCTCCACGGTGGTATCTGCTTCCACCTACAGCAAGGTGCCGGTTTCGTTCATTCAAACGAGCGGGACCATAAGCGACGGCGACGCATGCAGCGTGTTGTTTACAAGGGTCGGTGACAAAGGGGCAGATGGCTCTGGCTCGATGACCAATTTCATTATGAGTGACGGCTCGACGACACAGACGATCACTGATGGTCAGACGCAAGTGTTCGCGGCTGGCGAGGGGTTGGATGTCGCGGTCTCCAGCACCGATACTGTGACCTATTCTGGCGAGGACGCCAGCACCAGCAACAAAGGCGTGGCGAGTTTTCACAGCGACAATTTCTCGGTTAGCTCTGGCGCGGTCACGATCAAAGACGGCGGGGTTGTCGAAGCTGAAATCGCAGACAATGCCGTAACTCTTGCCAAGATGGCGGGAGGAACCGATGGAAATATAATCAGTTTTGATGCCAGCGGAAATCCAGTTGCGATAGCGACAGGGGATGACGGTGAGGTACTTACTTCTGCTGGGGCTGGGGCACCACCGGCATTTGAAGCTGCTGCGGGCGGTGGTGCTTGGACCGAGATATCTCATACAAACATCTCAAGCTCTCCCACATACGTTGAAGTGACAGGGTTAACGGCGACGTATGAATGCCACGTTTTAGTCTGCACCGACATAAAACCTGGGACGAACAACGTGAACATTGCCGGTCTTGAAGTCGGCGATTCTGGAGCTTACGAAACCGGCGGTGTTTATTATTGGCGTCGAGAAACTAAAAACTCTGCCGGAAGCAGCTACAGTGCTGCCAACGGCCAGTCACATTCCTCATTTACGATTGCCGAGAGTCTAGGGAGCGCCACTGGCGAAGGATTTTGCGCCGTAATTTATATTTGGGGTAGTGATGGTGTCGGATATCCGAGGATACAGGCGGAAATTATCGGCGCAAAGAATTCGTCATATATCGTCGGTTTCGCAGGAGGAACATTTAATGGGCTGGTTGCGACGGTCCAAACTGTCACCCGAATGCGTTTCAAATTTTCGAGCGGAACTATCGCCGGTGGACAGTACACCCTTTACGGAATCAAGCATTCATAAATTCATAAGGAAATTATTATGGCTAGAACTCGACTTGTTTCTGGGCCCAACGGGGATGAGGTAATCAACTTCACCGCCGAAGAAGAATCAGCGAGAGACGCGGAGGAAGCGGCTTGGGCCGCTGGAACAAATGACAGAGCATTTGCAGAATTGCGAAAGGAACGAAATATAAAACTTGCTGATTCTGATTGGTGGGTTACGCGCGGCTTAATCACCGAGGAACAAACCAGTTACCGCCAAGCGCTGCGTGATTTACCAGCTAATACCCCTGTTCCGACAGATATTACATGGCCCACGGAACCGTGATCCGCGCAGCCATCATAGCACTGCTCGCCGCCCTGGCGACCGGAGCGATTGGGCTGGCGTCGCCTGCATGGGCTGACCCCTCGCCGCAAGTGCGCCATGAGCAAATGATCTGGACGGTGGTTCTGGTGCAGAGTGGCGGAGGGTCTGGATCAGGCACGGTAATATTTTCAGAGCAGCACGATGGCGAGGTGCATACCTACATCCTGACGAACAACCATGTTATTAAGAACAGCGTGCATATCAGCAAGGTGTGGTGTTCTGGCCCTCCCAAATGTGACGAGCCGGCCAAGATCGACGTTGAGAGAAGAGACACGGTTCGCGCACAATGGTTTGAATACAACAATCTAAGCCGCAACATAGGCATGCGATCACAGAAGGCCGACATCGTGGCCTACTCGCTACTCTATGACCTTGCCTTACTGCGCACTCGGAACACTGAGACGCCCGTTGAATATGTCGCAACCCTCCTCCCCGAGGACGCCCCTATTTATTTGGGCGACGAGATCAAGTGCGTAGGCGCGGGGCTGGGCATGCCACCATTTATAACCAGCGGCGAGGTCTCGTTTCTGGACGCTGAGATCAAAGGCGAAGACGGAACCTATACAACCATGAGTTGTCAATTGATATTCGGGAATAGCGGTGGTGCCGCCTTCCGCTGGTCCGGTAGCGAGTTCCAGCTCGTCGGTGTGCCAGCGAAAATTTCGGCGACGTGGGCCACAGGGCCAGTCACGCACATGGCGTGGGCAATATCGATGGAGACCGTGCGGGATTTCTTACGTGAGCATGAGCTAGGGTGGATCGTGGGCGATGAGCCCGAGCCCGAGCCTGATGAAGGAGACGACAATGATGAAATGGATTACTGATAGATTGATGGAGCCGAGTAGCTGGGCGGCAATTGCTGTCGCTATCATCGGCGTTGCCATCCTGCTGGATGAATTTTGGGTGGCCGCTGGTGGCATCGCATTGGCGGCCATCCCAATCGTGCTGCGCGAGCGCGGACTTATCTAAATGCTTGCCGCGCTCATCCCATTGGCACTGAGCTTGGCCGGTGAATTTATCCCCGATCTGATCGGCGGCCTGGCTGGCAAAGACGCGAAGAAGATCGCCGAGAAGATTGTCGGTACAGCCTCGGAGCTGACGGGTCAGAAGATCGAGAACGCGGACGACGTCGCCAAGGTCGTGCAGATCATCAAGTCTGACGCGCAGCTCCAGACCGAGCTGAAGATGCAGCTCTCCCAGGAGCGGCTGGAGACGGCGCGCATCCATTCGGCTGATCGCATCTCGGCAAGGACAATGAGCCAGCGCACGACACTTCATGCTGTTGCTGTCTGCGTCATCTCGGTCATCATCACAATTGGATTCGGCATCATGCTGTGGCTGGTCTTGGCCAATCCTCTGCCGGAAGGCAACAGCGAAATCATATATATCTTACTCGGCACGCTCGCCGCTGGCTTCACTCAATGCCTGAATTTCTGGTTAGGCAGCAGCCGGTCGAGCCAGGACAAATCACAAATGATGTCTGACGCCGCGCGTAAGTGAGGATCGCAGGTGCCTCGTGGGCTTAGACCTAATCAAGACCTTGCTGCCGCTGGTTATCTTTGTAATCGGCGGGCTGGTGGTGGCAGTGCGTTTGCAAAGTGAGGTCAAGGAATTGAAGCGTGACATTCGCGAGATGGAGAAGAAGCAGACCTATGTCTCGGTTGTGAAATTGGAAGCGGAAATGGATCAAGCAAAGAAAAATATCAGCTCTCTGTGGGACCGCGTGAACAATCTCAGGGATAGGTTCAACGGTAAATGAGCGTGACCTTCGACCTGGGCGGGATCGTTGAGAACCTCAAAATTGAGGAGGGGTTCCGCGCACGGCCATATCACTGCACTGCTGGTATCTTGACGATAGGTTTTGGTCGAAATTTATCAAACAGCGGGCAGGGTATCAGCGAGGAAGAGGCGACCGTCCTGCTCAAGAATGATGTCATCCGCACCATCGATGAGGTGCGGCAGCGCTGGCCCTGGTTCGATGATCTCAACAAGTCAGCGCGTGAGGTGCTGGTCGAGT